GACTTGGCCCATGCCGGCACCAATTTAATTTTGTGTCCTTTTCTTATACACGCCGAGCATCGAGAACGGTAGTGATATACCCCTTCCTTGACATAGTTAATGGCTCTAGCGTTTGTATTACAAACCTTGCACAACTCACGTTTTTTCATACTGATATTTATACATAGGCTTTGCAAAGGCTCCTGTTAACCCATGGAATTTTGCCATTATAACTAAATATTCATAACAGTCTTAAAAAGGATTTTTACCATGGCATTAGTATCCCCAGGAGTATCGATCAGTATAAATGATCAAAGTCAGTATGTAAACAGTAACGTAGGTTCAGTACCACTAGTTTTACTCGCAACTGCACAAGATAAAACATATAATGGAGCAGCAGCAGTAGGTACATCAAAAGCCTATGCAGGAAAATTGCAGTCGTTCACTAGTCAGCGCGAACTAGTAACTGCAATGGGAACTCCTAATTTTCAAACCAGCACCAACGGAACTTCGTTAAACGGTAGCGAACTTAACGAGTATGGTTTGATGACATCTTACAGTGCGCTTGGCATCACCAATCAATTGTATGCTATTCGTGCCGATATTGATTTAAACCAGCTGGTGGGCACAAGTGTTCGCCCAATTGGTACCGAAGCTGATGGTACATTATGGCTTGATCTTGCAAACACTGAGTTTGGAGTTTATACTTTAAATGCCACAACCAGTTCGTTTACCAGCATCGACAGTAACTTGTTGCTGATTACCAGTGCCAATCAAGTCACACAAGATACAGTGAGTGCTACATTTGCATACACAGTTCCTGCACCAATTAGCAGTGTGGGTAATCCAGGACAATACGCCATGGTGTTTGTAAATGCAGATGGTACAACCCCACAGTCAGTACGTTTGTACTACAAAGCAACAACAAGTTCTATCAATGGATCAACACAAGGCGGATTCAACAATCAATGGATCCAAGTTGGCCCATCATCACCAAATTGGCAGTATTCAGTTCCAGCAGTAGCAGGAAACGTAAGCAATCCAAGCAATTTGTCAATTGGGTCAAATGTTTATATTAACGGTAGTAACGTTACTACCACTGGTACTACAGTGACTCAATTGGCTAGCGATATTAACAACGCTGCAATCACTGGCGTTAAAGCGTCAGCAGCAACTGGTGTGCTACAACTTTTTGTAACTAGTGCAGCAGCCAGCGGTGCTGGTACATTGACTATAACAGAAGGAACAGGTACACCTTTAACCAAGTGTGGTATTTCGGCTGGCACATACTATTGCCCAACAGTATTCTATGGTAGTTATGCTCAAGCACCTAGTGGAGGTTGGTTCTCAACTGATTCGCAACCGCGACCTAGTGGCAGTATATGGTGGAAAACAACAGCCACCGGTGGCGGATTTAATCCGGTACTAAAACAGTATAGTGCAAGCCAGGACTCTTGGAATCCATTGTCCGTCCCCATGTACTACAACACCATTACAACTATCAATGCATTTGATTACACTGGTGGCGGTTTGAACATTCCAATCGGCACATGGTACGCTGGTTATATTGTTGGCGATTCTTCATACAATCAACTTAGATTCAACGAAGCAACCAGCACTGGTCCAGTATCAGCAACTGGCGGGCCTGCAACAACATTCGTTACCGGCAACTCAATATTGCTAAATGCAACTGCGCAATCGTCATCATCCTTTAATCAGTACACCATTACTGTTGGGGCAGATACATCAGCAGCCGGCTTTGTAGCAGCAATATTGGCTAAAAACATTCCGTTTGTTACTGCGACATACAACGCTACAAGCAACACAATTACTATTACACACACAGCTGGCGGACAAATCCAAATTCAAAATGCCTCTGGCAACACTGGTACTCAACCATTGACTTCAGCTGGCTTTGTGAGTGGACAAGGTACTGGCTTTATAATTGGTTCAGCTACCGGTTATGTGTATATCAGTAACTTTACACCAGAAACACAAAACATTGTTTATTCTAAGACACAACCACAAGGAAATCCTGCAACAGGAACCTACTGGTACTACAGTAATCCAGCCGACATTGACATCATGATCAACTACAACGGCACATGGCACGGTTACCAAAATGTAACACAAGATATTCGTGGATACAACCTAAGCCAAACCAGTCCAGGCGGCGTTATTATAACACCAAACACTGCACCAACAAGTCAAAGTGATGGTACAGCATTAGTGAAAGGTGATCTATGGTTAGACAGTGGCAACTTGATCAACTTCCCAAGACTATATCGCTATACAGGAACTGCATGGGTAGCAATTGACAATACTGATCATGTAAGCAACAACGGTATTATTTTTGCAGATGCACGTTGGGATTCAACTGGAACAACAGATCCAATCAGCGGAACTTTACCATCTATTACAACATTGTTAACAAGTAACTATGTTGATCAAGACGTTCCAGATCCTAGACTATATCCACGCGGAACATTGTTGTTCAACACACGCCGTAGCGGATTTAATGTCAAGAAGTTTGTGGCCAACTATTTCAATAGCACCAGTTTCCCATCACCTGGCACAACGCCAGGAACTGCTGGCACATTACCATCTATTGCAAATGCTTGGGTGAGTGCAAGTGGCAACAACGAGCAAGGTGTTATGTACGGTGGAAGTGCTGCTCAACGTGCACTGATTGTAGATGCAATGGAATCTGCAATCAGCAGCAACACAGATATACTAGAACAGATATATCAGTTCAATCTGATTACTGCTCCTAATTATCCTGAGCTGATCCCAGACATGATAACACTAAACAGCAATCGTGGTGATACTGCGTTTGTTATTGGTGATACCCCAATGACATTGACACCAACATCAACAGTGTTGACCGCTTGGAGTAATAACACCAATGGTACAGGACTATCAACTGCAAGTCCATATTTGGCAGTGTACTATCCTGCTGGATTGACAAATGACCTAGCCGGGAATCAAATTGTTATGCCAGCCAGCCACGCGGCTCTGTACACATATTTGTACAATGACCAAGTGAGTCATCCATGGTTTGCCCCAGCCGGAACACATCGTGGACTGGTAAGCACATTCAGTGACATTGGTTATCTTGACGCAAACAGCGGATCATTTATTCATAACGGTATCAACCAAGGCCTACGTGATTTACTATCTAGCATCAACATCAACCCAATTACAAACCTACCAGGTGTGGGATTGGTAATTTGGGGCCAAGAAACACGCAGTGGCGATACCAGCTCACGTAATCGTGTAAACGTTGTTCGTTTAGAAAACTATCTAAGAACCATATTGGCAACTATTGCTAATGGATTCTTGTTTGAACCAAACGACACTATTACAAGAAAAACAATTGCGACTCAAATTGAAAGCGCATTGAATAACTTGGTGGCACAACGTGGTATATACGACTATTTGGTAATTTGTGATACAAGCAACAATACTCCAAGCACTATTGCAAACAACCAACTTTATGTTGATGTTGCAATTGAGCCAGTGAAAGATGTTGAGTATATCTACATACCGATTGCTTTATATAATCCAGGAACAATCGCAGCATTAGGTAAGACTTCAACCTAAAGAATTGGATAAATAAGAATATAGGAGAATAATATGGCAATCGCATCGTTGAGTAAGTTTACAGTACCGCTATCAACAAACCAGAGTGCAAGCTCGCAGGGTTTGTTGATGCCCAAGTTGAAGTATCGCTTCCGTGCGACATTCATCAACTTTGGCGTAACCAGTCCAACTACTGAATTAACCAAACAAGTGGTTGATATCAAGCGTCCCAACGTAAATTTTAACCCAATTACTATTGACGTTTATAACAGTAAAGTTCATTTACAAGGCAAACCTGAGTGGCAAGACACCACAATCAATGTACGTGACGACACCACAGGTCAAGTCAGTCAATTGGTTGGTGAGCAAATTCAGAAACAATTTGACTTCCTAGAGCAAGCCAGTGCTCCAAGCGGTATTGATTATAAATTCTCTGTGGTTTATGACATACTGGATGGTGGTAATGGAAACACAACTCCTAGCATTCTTGAAAGTTGGGAATTGGATGGTTGCTTCTTGAGCCAAGTTGACTATGGTGACATGGCGTACAACAGCAGTGACCCAGTTCAAATTGCACTAACAATCAAGTTTGACAATGCAATTCAAACATTTGGCGGCGGTGTTGGTACAACAGTAACTACACAGACTCCAGGTCTAACTATAACAGGTTAATAGACCCTCACACGATTAACCCGGTTTTGACCGGGTTTTTTATTGACTAAATATTACTATGAGTATTAATAGATATCTGCGACCCAGTCGCACCGTAAACATTTTAGATAACGACACTGAAGGCACTGTGATTCTGCGCGACTACACACACGCCAAAAAGATCTTTATCGACAACGACTACAAACTGAGTCCAAAATATAATTTTTTATTCTATGTAGAATTTGATCTTAATCCTGCGGTATCTAATGTGAGTACTCTCAGCGCCCAACAAATGGGCATGATAGTTAAAAGCGTCAACTTACCAAAATTCACTATAGGCGTCAAAGAACACAATGCCTATAACCGTAAAAATTATGTGCAGAACAACATCAAGTATGATCCTGTTACTATAAAATTTCACGATGACCAGTCTGACCTAATTAGAAATTTTTGGTACGACTACTACAGTTACTATTATCGTGATCCTGATTATGCAGATGCCACATATCAAATACCCACCAAATACAACACACGTGCCACATTCAATTGGGGATACACACCTAGAGCCAATGCCGGAGCCGCAGGCGCTTCCAGTGACAATTTCCAAGAGTATCAATACATACAAGCAATACGTATCTATAGTTTGTATCAAAAGTATTTTAGTGAATACGAACTAGTCAATCCCATAATCACCAGTTTCAAACACGGCGAGCATGTGAATGGTGAAGGCGGTTTACTTGAACACGACATGACTTTGCAATTTGAAACAGTAAAGTACTTGACCGGATACACAACACCGAACACAGTTGGCGGATACACAACACTGAATTATGATACATCGCCAAGTGTTATTAGCCCCTATGCCGGAGTAAACTTGATTGACAACGGACAAGGCGGTGCCACCAATGTGCCCAGTACCATTACTGATTTGGCCACTAGTGGAGTAGGTATAAATCCCGCTGGAGCCATACAGGCAACTGCTGCTGCCCAAGCAGATCTCAGTATATATGCAACTGGACCAGCAGGCGGCATGGCCACTGCTACCACAGTAAACGCCAGTGCCAGTGTCAACGGTGGCGGCTTGAGTCTTCCAGGATTTACAAGTTTTGCACAGTCATCAGCAGCATTCCAACTTGGCGCCAAGTACGGTTTACCTCCAAGTCAAAATGCACAATTGGCATTGAGCAGTATTGTAAACAACGCACAAACACAAATTGTAAATGGTGTAATCAAAGGTATTGCACAAGGAGCTGGCGTCAGCCCCAGCATTGTTACTTTGGTGGCTACAGCAATTGCCAATCCCAAAAATGCAATCCAAACTGCCGAAAACCTTGCCATCTCGTATGCCACCAAGGCTGCTGGAGCAGCAATCAATACTGCAATCTCAACTTATCTGGTACCTGGTATCAGTAGCTTGGTATCTAGTACCGGTATTGGAACTGCATTGACTTCAAGTTGGAGTAGCTTTACCAGTTTCCTTAATCCCAACAGTACTGCAAGTCCTTTCTTTAGCATACCTTCTTCTATTGATCTAAGTCTACCAGGAGTATAATGATGGCAACTACGCAATATTCAACCGCAACCAACATTACTGGTCCAGTCACAGTGGTGCCAGCACCGGTTACTCAAACTGGCCCCAATGCTCCGTTAAATGTACAAACAGCTGCCAAGCCCAAATACTTTAACAATCTCATGTCGGTGCCATTTAATGTGGCCGCCGAAACCAATGATGCCATAGTGGCATTTTTTGAAGAGTATTGCAACAACAAAATCACTGCGCAAAATCTTGCAGCAACTTTGACCTATTCGGCCAAGGCACAAAATTTAAATCCTTTGCAAATATTGGGACAATTTCAAAGTTTACCCAAAGGTGAATTGAGCAATTATCTTATAGCATTCTTAAACAGTAATCGCGTACCCACCAGTGTGTTGGGAGTGAAAAAAGGTACAAAGACCAGTCCCTACGTTACTAGAACAATACTACTATGAGCAAATACGCCAACGGCGAGTTTCAGATGCTAAACCCCAACAAGTATGTGGGCAAAAAGCGACCACACTATCGCAGCAGTTGGGAGCATGCGGTGATGCGCATGTGCGACAACAATCCCGCAATACTGAACTGGGCCAATGAAGCCATACACATAAACTACCGCAACCCCTTCACTGGCAAGAACACAATTTATGTGCCCGACTTTTTTGTAACTTTTATTGATGCAGCCCAAAGAACTCACGCCGAGTTGTGGGAAATCAAGCCTGCCAAAGAAACCACACTGGAGGCAGCAAGAAGCCAGCGTGACAAAGCCGCCGCCATATTGAATATGGCCAAGTGGCAAGCAGCACGA